TTATCCTTTCTTTTTAGCTCCCAAGCTTAAAATGTCAGCCTCGGACCAGATACCAAGCTCGAACATGACTCGAGTGAAGACTGGCTTGCGACCATACGAACCGTTATTTGTACCTTCATCGCCAAAAGCTATGGACCAGTCAAACTTGCTTGCATCTTGTAACGGGTTGATCACTTTCGTTGATGGCGACCAGTAATCGAAACCACTGTTTTGCTTTTTGAATTTATCAACTGTGATCGCACCTCTTGCAGCTCTGATTACATTTGGAACTAGTGGCCAACCTACAAAATCTGTCGAGTTCAGATTTTGTGCAAAACCATAGCCATAAACAGTAGCGGTTGTTGAATACTCTGGAAACTGCAAGCCACAACCGTTGTCAAACCAAAGTGTCCAAGGCGTTGCAGTACGATCCAACGTCCACGCAGTCGGTGCACGTCTGACTGCTGTCTCAGACTTAGGTTTCAAACTTTCAATAAAGTCTTGCTCTGATCCTGTGTTGCCTAAGTCAAGCCAGATTTGATAGGCAGACTTGCCATCTTGACCAGCTGGGCCAGTATCTCCTTTAGGTCCGGGATCGCCTTGTGGGCCTACATCGCCTTTTTCACCTTTCTCGCCTTTGGGGCCCTGTGACCCATCAACACCATCACGACCACTTTCAGCAATCTCTTTTCTGAGTTGCTCGATCGTGATCGTGCTTAGCGTTGTACCTGTGATGTCGTTGAGCGTGCTAGATAATCGCAGCGTTATCTGTTTGTCATCTGGATAGATATATAGCTTTTCATTGCGATACATCCAAATTTCAAGGCGGTAATCGTCTGCAGGCAGATCAGCAAACTTTGCGCTATCGATTGTGATCGTACCGTCTTTAATGCCAGGTTCAATATCAAGCAAAAAGCCTGTTCTATTGCCAATTTTAACAGTTACATCATCATTTTCTGATACAATAGTCTGCTTATCATCGTCAAATAACACAAGTTCATAAACACGACTTGTGTCACGAGCTTTTTGCAGACTATTGTTGATCGTTACTCTTCGCATAGCGATCACCTAGTAGCGCAATGTTTGACCAGCGTAGATCAAATTTGCGTTTCTGATCCCGTTTGTGCTTTGCAGATGAACTACCGTTGTACCTAGACGACTAGCGATCGTGCTTAGATTATCGCCGGATCGTACTGTATATACGCTCATGATTGTAGTTTGACCGCCAACTTTGAGTACTTTGAGTACTTGACCGGGATAGATCAAGTTAGCATTGCGAATGTTATTAGCACTCTGCAATGCACTAACTGACGTGCCAAAGCGCGCTGCGATCGCACTCAAGCTGTCACCAGCACGCACGACATATGTGCTTGATGTAGCTTGTGCGTTGTTTTGCTTAGTCGTTGCTAGGATCTCAACATTAGAGCGATCGATCCACGACATGATACCGCCGAGTAAGACTTTGTTGCCACTCGTTTGAATGACTTCATAGCTATTCCCCTTGACCCAAGCTGGGATCTCTTGACCTGTGGACCACGTTTTAGCGCTAAAGTTGACTTTGACTGTGTAACCTGCTTTAATATCTTTCTTAGGCGTGTTATCAGCCACGATCCCGTCCTTTACAGCTTCCGGCTTAGTAATTGGCTTTTCGGCATCACCATGCTTGTAGCCGTTCTTCGTTACGCCTAGCAAATCAACGTTGTAGTCTAAGCCATCAGCCCGTGCAGTTGAAGAAAACTGCCACATTGCTACGCCGTTCATTGATGGGAAATAGGCCCACAATGGTTCGGTATTGATCGCACTTGTAGGATAAGACGCTACCCAAATACAATTTGGAAACTCTGATAAAATGCGATCCAAATCAAGATACTGTTGAGCAAACCACTTTCCAGTGTATAAAAGTGGCGTGTAACCAGCGTCACGCACTCGACGCAAGCCATACAAAACGTTGTCTGTGTTCGCTTGCACATTAGACGTTGCGCCTTGCTCGTAATCAAGTGCAACGATCGAGTGTTTTGGCGTTTGAACTTTAGGTAAGTGATAGTTCAGCATACGTGCAGTCTGCATCTTGTTAGATCCTGTCTCCATCCAAATGTATGTGTGCATACGCAGGCCCATCGCAATACCCGTGCTAATCTGCGATCGATATGTCCACTGATCATAGATTTCATTGCCAACAGCGCCACCGATCTGTGCAATGCTAAAGGTGTCACTACCTTTGGCTTTTTGCGCATTTGGACCTTGGTACTTAGATGTATCAGTACCAAATTCTCGTTCATCAGCTTTGATTTGATCAACTTGCGCGAGTTTTTGCATAATTGCAGGCGCTTTTTCTACGTTTTGAACCACATTATCTGCGATCGGACCAGATAAAAAAAGAGCTGTCGATGCGACAACTCCTAAAATGAATTTCTTCTTATTCAACTAGATCAATCCTCCTTTTCTTTTTGTGGATACTGCTTCAATAAATCACGCTGTTGCGCATATGCTTTTTCCACTGCGTTCTTGATGACTTGCTCATCATTCACCGTGAAACCTGCGTCTGAGAGCGCCTTAGCCACAGCTTGTACAGCGTGATTTTTCTTCGCCATACCTGTCATATACTCAGTTACTCCAAGTTTTTGCGCTGCGATCACTGCGTCTTTGGCAAGCGGCTCGATTGCACGTAAAATAGTCAGAGCTTGACTGTTCTTAGCTAACAAGTGACCGCAGTAACTAATCACCGCCGTTAAAACAGTCGCTAATAATGTGACTACGACATCGTTAAATTCCATTTGATGTACCCCCTTAATTATTTTTCATCTTCGAGCTTAGAAATTCTACGCTCGTGATCCTCAAGCTCTTTTGTGTGAGCCACAATATCAATCTTGTTGCTTTGAATCATCTGCTCACGCTTAGAGCCTAGCTGCTCCTGCTTAGCGATATTGTCATTTAATTCTTTGATCGTCATTCTTAACGGTGTAAGTGCCGTCTCAAGCGAGTGCGTCAAAGCTTTAACTAACGTACCAATAAAAATACTTGCGATCGAGATCACTGCAGTCCAGTCGCCTAAGCTAAGTCCTAAAAATTCATGATGCAAAACAGCACCTCCTTTTATGCCTCCCACCCACCGCTAAAAAATCATTTCAAATAAATAGCCTTGTAACCATCAAAAGCTGCAAGACTTCCATTACCTATATTTGTCAAATGCGCATTATCTTTGAAACTGCTTTGAGCTTCATTTGTGTAATACATCGTTGGCTTACCTACCTTTATTGAGCCATTACGGCCGAGAAAAAGATAGAACGATTGTGATGTATCTGTCAGTTTGACGCCTGCTGTTTTAGTAAGCTCTAAATTGAACCATTTGTCTTTTGGCCCGTCTGGCAAATTTTGAGCGATCGCAACTTTACCAGATGCGTGCTCTTTAATACATACAGCCCCAGCTTGGTACGGTGTGCTACTACTGATATAAAGTGGCACAGAGATAGTGAATTCATCACCCACATTTACCACTTTAGGAATGATATTCATCGAGAAACCAATCCAACGATCCTGTGTCAAGCCACTTACTGTCAATTCTGCATACTCATCAGTAAAATTGAAAACACCGCCAGAAACAGCATTTACCTTAGACCACTTTTTCGGATCATCAGCATCTACGATCAAGTTTGTTTTTGTATCTTCAATCGCTTGTAGCAATTCTAACGTACTAGATCCATTGGCAGATGATAAAACACGAGCTTTGAGTTTCTTGCGATTACCCCCACCAAACATACCTGCTGGCTCAGATCCGATTGGTACTGATCCTAAAGGATATTCGACATACTCTAGCGTTACTTCTGAATTGACTTGCAACGCTTTATCAACGATCATAACTAGGCCTCTTGTTGTCATCGTGATCGTAGCTCGTGTGCTTTCACGCAGTCCGTTGTATGCTGAAACACCGAGAGTATATGACGTCTTAGGCTTTAGGCCTGTAATCTCGACTTGCTTTGATGTCGTTTCTTTGATCTTGACGTTATCTTTATAAATGCGATACTGCATTTGCTATCAACTCCAATTCAAAGTAACGCTATTTGCTGTCACGTTTGAGCTACGCAATCCACTAACGTTAACTAACGCTTCGTATACTGTGATACGTACTAAGCTAGACTCAACACCACCGATCGTAGCTTTGATGTCTGTCGTACCGGTCTTTTTAGCGGTAATATTTCCGTTCTGATCGATCGTTGCCACTTGCGTATTCGATGACGTGTAGGTAGCTGTGCCATCTGTTTGATTGGCAGGATTGATCGTCACAGTAGCCTTAGCGATCCCGCCAACTTCAAGCGAAGTCGAGTTGATCGTCAATGTAACTGATACTGCAGAAATACCAGACGTTGCCACAGTAACAATGTTAGACTTCTCGCTTTCACGTAGCCCGTTGTGCGCCGAAACAGCAAAGCGATACGTTGTTTTAGCTTTCAAATTTGTTGCGGTGTATGTCGTTGTATCTGTGACTTCTGCAACTTTTTGCAGTTGTCCAGTTGGCCCTTCGCCCTTATAAATGAAAAACTTCATTTGTGATCACCCGCCTTAACCTTCAGGAAACATCTTGTCGTAGTCTGACTTAGCAAAATACTTTACTTCAACGAATAATTGAACATCTTCTTTTGTAAATAGACCCATCTTATAGAAACGGTTCACTACTTCGTAACTGTATAACATACTAGTTAGCCTCCTTTGCGTTTGTTGCTTGTTGTTTCATCAATGTTGCTAAGAGCAAAGCGCTTTGTTCTCGTTCTTTCTTGAGAGCGTCGACATCAGCTTGTAACTTTGCAAGCGTGAGCATTTGCTGTGCGTTTTGCTCGTCTTTCTGAGTTACATCTGGGACATCGTCTGGCTTTTGCTGTTGCTCATACTTCTCTTGAAATTCTTCTTGTGACATTGATACCCAATTCGTACCATTCCAGGTCGGTGCATACATACCTGTGCCGTCTGAATTAACTGGTGCGATCGTTGTTGCGTTTTCTGGAACTTGTGCACCATCATCGATCACGTCAGTATATGCAAACTCTTTTGTGGTTTCATCAAAACAATAGATCAACATTTATAGCTCACTTCCTTCCTAGTTGTATAAGATCCCGGCAACATCAAGGCCTAAACCTTTATTATTGTATTCATTGCCACGAGTATAAATCGTCAGCAAACCTTTAGTAACATCAAAGTTCGAATCGTAGATCCAGTGGTCGTCAGTGACCTGTCTCGTATCTTTAAAGCGTTGAAATTTCGAAAAGCCATTTAAATAGGACTTAGGGATCGTTACAGCTTCTTTGAAAGTCCAGCCTTTCATTGTGACACTACCGACAAAAGCACCTATCGTGATAATCGCAAAACTATTGAATTTATAAATTCGACAGTAACAAGAATTGCGATCAACAGTAAGCCCGTTGATCGGTGTAAATTGCTCTTTCGGGATATCTACAATGCTCCCATTCATTCGCTCAAGCTCATTTTTTACATTGTTAAAGTTTTGCATGATCGCTTCTGGACCGCCATTCATACCAGTCACAATCGGTTGTAATGAGATAGACATTATCTATCAGCCTCCTTTATTCATTCCAATCTAATTTTTCTGTTTCATCATTGATCCGTGTTGCACGTAAATTACGTGGCGCTGTCACTGTGGTTGGTTGTGGATCCGTCTGTGGTGGTGCAACTGAGTCAGTCGATACTTGATGCTGACCGTTGCCAGCCAACGCTCGTTGATCGTCAACGTCTCCTAGATCAAACCGCAATGTCTTGTAGCCATCGATAAGATACCAGTACCCATTCTTGTACTCAACTGTACCGTGCATTGAATAAACTGTCGGTAAATGGATCACAACAGTGTTCAAGTCTTGATAGTCGACTTGTGGTGCTACGCTTGTGAAGTTAGTACCACCGAACGAACCGCTTGGCCCAGTACCTAAGCCACCAGTTTCAGTACCGATCGCATATTCGTAGTAAAGAATATTTACCCTTGGATTGCGATTTTGATTGTGCTTCAACGTGATCGTAAACCCAGCTGGAACGTATGATGCTAACAAGCTTTCGATGTGCTCAAGTCGATTATCTAACGTAATATAACTCCCGTACCGATTAGAATTGCGGGCTAGAATAACTTCGCTATCGACTGTTGCATTGGCGATCACTTGCAAGAATTGGTTCTCTAAGTCAGTTTGTCGCCCTTCAACCTGCCCTTGACGATTGACAAGCTCAAGTTTCAGATCGTTCATCGCTCGCTTAAATTCTTGCTCGTCATTGATCAAATACTGTGCGATACGTGCTGTATAGATCGCCCACTGAGCTAATGTCTCACGTACGTCCTTGCCATACATTTTTTCACGTAACCAGGTAGCGACTGTTTGAGCAACCTTCTCAACGTCACCAACAGAGATATCACGTTGAAGCTTTTTTAGATCTTCTTGCGTGATCGGTGTATTATCTCGATATGTCACTTTCTCACTTCCTTTCAACTAAGATACCCCTTGAATTTGTCGCTAGGCTCTGTGTTCATATCAACATTGCCAGTGATCCCAGATACACGGCCCTTGCTTGTGTATTGCCAGAGATCGTAAGGATGCGTAGGCTTCGTACTATTGACGATAGAACCATCGTTTTGCCCATAGCTAGGGATCCAGATCGCGCCAGCCCTAGCAGTGTTTAAGTTGAAACTGTTATACAGGTGATTCGCGATATATAACACGATCTTATGATCTGGCACACCTAAAGTATTAAGCTGTGACATGAACGCTTCAATTCCTGCACGCATCTGCGACACATTGCCACCCATTTCGACACTTTCGACATCGATCGCGTAAAAAAGAGGCTGCTGCTTGTTAGCAACAACCCGCTGTGTTCTTTGATAAAAATCTCTGGCTTCTTGCTGTGCGTCCGATGTCGATGTACCACGAAAGTAAGCATACACTGCATATTTACCGCCGGCGCTGATACATTTTTGCAAGTTCTCCATGTATTTCAGATCCTGGTGCGACGATCCATCTTGTACTCTGATGATACTCAAAGTTACGTCATCTCTGACAACGCTATTCCAATCTATAACGCCTTGCCACTCTGACACATCAATGATTTTTCCAATATGCGTAGGCTGTGGCGTTTGCCCATTAAACTTGTTTTCCAGCTCTTTGATTGCCTCCTGCAGATCCTTGATTTTTTGTTGAGATGAATTATATTTGCTATTCCAATCACTCAAGACTTCTTCTTGAGACACGATAAACTTTTTAAGACCTGTCATACTTCGCAAAGATTTTTGAATTTGAGCTTGATAACTAGTCAAACTAAACGGCTTCTCTGCAATAGTTAGGTTGGATTCGTGTGGTTTAGCGAGATCTATCTGTTTTTGCGTGACTCTTAGTAATTGTGGTTCAATCAAGCTAGGATTAATGAACATATAGCGATCAGATACCCTAAAGCTCGCATATTCTGGTAATTCTAAAGCGGATATCGTCCATTGAGTGTTTGTAGCAGATTGTGAAGCGATCCACTCTTTTGCCTTTCTGAGCAAGTTTTGAGACTCATGTACATCGTCCCAAGTTTGCGTACCATTGATCACTCCAAATTCTTTTTGAAGCTCAGGGATATCAAGGTAGTCTCGGCCACCATTAACGTCTGATATAGTTACTCTAGGTCTTGCTCCAGTGGTTGTAGTTTCATTGTTTTGTGCTTCGATCTGCGCCCCCAAAGGTATTAAGCGCGTTATCACTTTTGTTGGATCCATGACAACACTAGCGCTCTTCAAGTTCTTGCCGATTTTGATAGGCGTATCATTTATGTGATCTTTGCCTGGATCAACTACATAATCAATGTAATTTTTTCCATTCAAGTATTCGACACGCAAGAAGCCACCTAACCTTGTCAAAAGCTTTTCTTTGATCGTATCTCTAGTATTTACATAGTCAACAAACCTATAAACGTTGTCAGTAGAATTAGTAACATCGATCTTTCGAACTTCAAATTTTTTCCAGTCTGGAACGGTTGCATTATGAACTCTGATCAGCATTTTAAAAAAATCTGCTGGCGTTGTGTTATGAACCTCAGCAAAGCGCTGAATACTATCTAAAAGATAGCTTTCGATCGATTCAAACACATATTCTTGCATGAACATCCCACTATTTTCCATTGATCTAGTAGGTTTCAAAGCTCGACCACGAAAAATAAGCTCGTTGTCGTTGTATACTTCAACATGTGTGTGCATTGGTCTGACATTATTAAATAACTTACTTGCTGGGTTCACCTTCAAAGTAAGATCATCTATCTCGCTTTCTTTCAAAGTCAGCTTGCCGCTTGATACATGCCTTCCAATACGTGGATCATGAATGATATATCCATTTTGGTCAGTTGGCTCATCATAAGCGATAATGCGATACATCATATCATCTCCTCGCGTCTAAATTTGAAATAGATAGTTCCTTCGCCGGCAAGTTCAAAATAATTTTCGAAGCGTTTTAGAACTATCTCAGTATTGAAGTAGTTGCTCTGATTGAGTTGCAGATCGATGCCTTCGCCTCTGACCCAAACATTACCTGTAACTTCGACCTTGCATGTTGCTGCTCGTGATCCGATGTTGATCAAGACTATCTTTTGAGTTTCAAAGACATCAAATTTGACTTCTTGAAATACCCAATGTTCAAATTCTACGTCATCCCAGATGTCAGATCCTTCGTAGTTTTTTGAAAAAGCAAAAGGATAGCAATTAAAAGAGATAGTCGCTACTAGTGTTTGATACTTGTTGTCATCTGAAACTGTTACAGATTGAAATTTTCCACGCCAAAAATACGCTTCGTCGTGAGTATCATATAGGTTGTCTATTTTGGTTGGTACTAACAGTCGCTTTATCTCATGCTCGATCATTTTGCGATCAGCATAAGGATTAGAAACCACCTTAAATTTGTACGTGATCACACGATTATCAAAATAACGCTCATCATTTAGAACAGAAAAATCATAATTACCTTGCATATAAGGCAAAGTCTCAACGATCACTTTCTCGCTAGGTGATGGCGCATCACGCTCTAGCAACCACCACCCCAATTCTCTTGAATCGAACTCACCAAAAACAAGCCCTTCTGTGATCAATTTTTCTTGATTTTCCATGACTGTTGGTTGAGTATCTGTAAATTCATATCCCATTATGACCACCTCGACTTGTTTTGAATATCTTCACCAAAAGCTGTATTAAATAGGTCCTTCGTATGTCCTACGACTTCGCCAGTATCTAAAACAACTACTTGGTCACGATTCAAGATCCTGCGTAATAGATCGTTAGTCGTATCGAATGAGCTTAATTTCAGCTCACTCGTACTATTCATCGTTACTGTACTATCACTTAACGTGTCTGGCATCAAGATCTTAAAATCATTCACTTTAGAGCGAATGTTTGAGATCATATTGCCCATCGCTTTTGCAGCAACATCTTCATTTTCTGTGATCCCAACAGCAACCCCCAAGCTCAAGAACTTACCAACTTCATCACGCATCAATCGTGACGGCGAATGGATCTTCGCTACTTTTTTGGCTTCTGCATTAACGCTTGCTACTAAACTAGCCATAGCGCTGACTGCAGCACCAGTATTAGAACTGATACCAGAAGCAACACCAGCCGCCAATTGAGATCCTGCCGAGCGCATATCGCCAACACGTCCACGAACGCCAGCGGCCGCATGATAACCTAGGGTATCGCCGGCATCTCTGACATCGCCTTTACGACTAGCGACACCTCTTGCAGCATGATAGCCCAAAGTATCGCCTGCGTCCCGAGTGTCGCCCTTACGTCCACTGACACCTTTAGCCACGTGATAACCTAACGTATCGCCTGCGTCTTTCATGCTCGATTTCTTGCTTTGAGTCCCTTTGACTGAACTTTCAGCTAACTGCGTACCTGCATCTTTCGCCTCTGATTTCTTCTGCTGCAACCCTTTACTGTAGTTATCAGCATTTTCTTTACCGGCTTCGGAATGCTTAGAACTATCTTTAGCTCCTTCACCAGATTGTGTAGCTAGATACTTACCAGCTCCTTTGAAGTCGCCAGCTTTTAATGCTTCGATGAATTTGTTCTTACCTTCATCACCTTTTGCAAACATGCCAGGTGGTAAAGTGTTAAGGCCATCAGTTCCATCTTTGGCAATCGCAGCCGCAATTTCAGCAGTTGATGCTTTACCTGTTGACAAGGCTTGAACTAAATTATCAACGCCTTGTGTACCACTTTGTTGCAACATCAAAGCAAAAGCTTGCATTTGTTGTCCTGTATCATTATTCATTTGAACAAATGACAGGTACATCGCTTGCAATTGCTCAGCAGTAACATTTGACATGCTCTTCAACCCGTTTGACCAGGTATCAAATGTCAATTTAGAACCATTAGCGATTGCCATGTTCATTTCATTACCAAATTGCAACTGCTGGTTTAGCATTTGCTGATTATGAGCTTCTTGTTGCGTGATCTGTTGTTGCAACTGCGCTTTTGTTGTCTGATCTTGTGCGTTTGCTAACTGATCCTTTAATTGCTTGATTTTTTCTTCGCCTTGTTGGATCTGTTGCGATCGTAATTCATAGTTAGCTTGCAAAGTAGTTATAGTTGCTTCACGCTCTTGCTGATTTAGCTTTTCGCCATTTTGCAGACGTGTCATTTGAGCATCAACGAAGATTTGATTTTGTTCCATCAGTTTTTGCTTGATCGCATTATTTTGCTCTGTCAGCATTTGAACTTGATCTTCAGTCATTTCAGTTCCATCGCTGAAACGTCGCTCTTTTAATTGACGATCCAAATCAGATGTGATGTTTATCAAATTCTTACCGTTTTCTTGCGTTGCTTGAGCTAATTGTTTGTTAGCCTCGTTGACCGCTTTGATACGCTCCTTGCCCGTTTTATCTTCAGCTTTTGTGATCGCTTCGCGGTACTTTTCTGATGCTTTTTCTGTGTTCTGTTGATACTGATCAAGTGTATTGTTTACATCTGTCAAGAATTGCTTTGTCTTGTCAGATACACCTTCAGTGTTGATCAAATCGCTAAATTTCGCTTTTGAATTATCAAAAGTCTCTTTCATCGACTTGGCAGATTTAGAGACACTATCAATAGATTTCTCTAATTGCTTAGTTGAAGTTGTCGCTGACTCTGAACTTGATTTAGCGCTATCTCCTGCTTTGCCAAGTTGAGAAAACGAGTCATAACCAATTTTTCCAGCATCAGCAAAAGCTTGGCCCATGTCTTTAGCAGCGTTCATCGCTTGGCCTAGATCCTTTTTAGCATCTTGAACTGCTTTGCCAGCACCCTTAAAGTCGCCGACCATTGCTTTGCCCAATGCTTTAAAAACATTACCAGCAGAAGTTACTAACTTTATCATCCCTACTAATTGATCAGCAACCAACCGCAAAGCTGTCGCTAATGCGATCGCACTTACTACCAAAGCACCAATAGCTAAAGCACCAACAACTTTCAAGATGCCACCTAAAATACTGCCAATAGGCTTTAGGGCTTCTAAAACGCCTGTTACTGCCGGCTTCATTGAGTCAAACATTGACTTGATACCGCCAATAGCAGTCTTTACGACACCTTGAATATTCATAAAGTTACTTGACCAAGCCATGTAAATAGCTGTGGCCACGACTGCAACACCTGCTGCAATTACAGTTAACGATCCTAAACTAGTGCCTAAAGCAGTAAATGCCCCAGTAGATGTTGTAGCGGTAGTTGTTAAATTAGCTATCGTTTCTCCTGATGCACCCATTCGCCCTAATAACGCAGCATATTTTGTATCAAGTACGGCAGCTGTATTTCCTAAACCGACATATGCTTGCTTCAAGCCGTTTATAGCACTTTGCGGGTTCTTACCAAAATTGATCAAACTTCTAGTAGCACTACCTGCTTTACTTGGAATACCAGCAAGCGCACTGCCAACGCCTTTAATCTTAGAACCCATATACTCAGCACCACTTGCCGAAGTTGCCATATTCAAGAAATGGTTCAGCCCTGATACCGCTTTTTTAGAGCTATTGTATACTCCACCAAATGCAGTAGAAATGATACCTTGCTGCACGCTCATGACAGACCCGGTCATTCCTAAACCAGTTCTGACTAATGAGAGATCTGCTTGCAACGTTTCAAGAAATGCGATCGTCTTAGCGCCACCAGCACCAATACCCTTAAATGTTTCTAAAGCTAAAAAAGCTGGCAAAGCGACCTTTAAAGCGCTCGTCACTGTTTCAATCGGTGGTAACATTTCAATGAATGTTTTAGCGAATTGAATACCCTTGTCGACAGTCTTTTGGATCTGCGCTTGGTTCTTTTGAAGATAATCGTTCAGATCACCGATCTTGTCTGTGACCGCGTCTACTGCACCCTTTAAAGTCCCACTGAACGTCTGCTCAATGATGATAGATAAACTTTCCAACGATCCAAAAAACTGTTCTACCGAACTCTTCAAGTCATTTTGCATCGTTTTAGCCATATCAGAAGCAGCACCATCTGAATTTTGAAGTTTACCAGTCAGCTCATCTAAAGCGCCTGCACGTTGAGATAACAAGACATTAACTGCACGTCCACCTTGAACACCATAGATCTCGGAGAGGTAGTATTGTTTCTGCTGGTCGGTCATACCTTCCAATTTTTCTCTTAACTCGCTCATTTGTTGAGCTAAAGGCTTCATCTTTCCAGATGAATCGAAGGCACTATAACCTAGTTGTTCCATCGCCTTTTTAGCTTCGCCACTAGGATTTTGAACTCTTGTCAAGGCCATAGCAAGGTTAGAACCAGCTTCTGAACCTTTAATACCAGCATTGGATAGCAAACCAATCGCAGCCGCAGTTTCTTCTAAACTTAAGCCTGCGGTGTGAGCTTGTGGTGCTACCATCTTAAGTGCTTCACCCATGTCTTTAGCTTCAGCGTTAGTATCAGCAGCGGCACGCGCAAATACATCAGCAACGTGCGCAGACTGATCAGCTTCTAAACCAAAACCATTTAAAGCAGTTGCAGCATATTCAGCGGCTGCGCCAACATCACCACCAGAAACAGCCGCTAGATCCATTACGCCGGGGGTAGCCGCCATGATCTGATTAGCATCAAAACCAGCAGAAGCTAAAGCTTCCATACCTTCCGCCGCTTCTTTAGCGCTAAATGCCGTGTCTGCACCAAGTTTGATAGCTTGGTCATTCATTTTCTTTAGCTCTTCAGCATTTGCACCAGAAATAGCACCAACACGTGACATTTGATGCTCAAAGTCCATACCTGTTTTTAATGCTGCCACACCAAGTGCAGTCACACCGATCGCAGTCGCTTTAACAGCTTTAGAAACGTTGTTAGAAGAACGAGCTAGTGCATCAGTAGAACTTAGAGATCCTTTCGCAAGTTCATCGTTGAATCGCTTGTATACAGCAGTTGCTTCTTTAAACGCTGCTACATAATTACTTATATTCGCTTTTAAACTGACCTGTGTATCATATTCCACTGTTTACACCTCTCTTTCTTCTATACTCTTCTAAGCGTCTTGCGATCCTTACTAGATCTTGATCCATGTGTGCTTCGTCTTTTTGTGGTTGATAAACTTGCTTGATCGCTTTTTCGTAATCAAAGAACTTATCAAATTCACGATAGACAAGCTTGCCATCCTCATCTGTCGCTTGAACGCACATAAATTGCCAGGCAAGATCACGACGTTCAAAAGCACGATCTACTTGTCGCAATCTAAAAGCTAGCATTTTCAAGTTATACTCGTTTAGCGTCATTTTATTAACTTCATCTAGTGAAGCCATGCCTAAATATCTAAACGAGTTCAACACTATTGTTTGATAGAATTTTGAACTTTCTCTTGTGCCGTTTGCTGTTTCTTGGTGATTTGAGCCATCACTTGTTCGTAGTTTCGGATCAGTGGTTTGGTCTGCCGTTGCTTCTTGAATTCTTTTAATAAAAGATCGAAAAAATTAGTATATTCACGCTCTGTCTTAAAAGAATCTACCCAGCGATCGAACATTTCTTCAGTGAGTTCTAACTCTGGTTGCAAGGCAGCGTGCATCGCTTCGTATAGTGCATATGGATTCGGTGAATGTAACCGGGCGTATAACGAAGTGACACCAGTCCCAAACTCAACAGCACCTTCGATCTTATGTGCTTGGTCCAGCTCACGAACAAAGCCCACACCAAAATTCAAATCATACATTTCGCCATCAATTTTTACTCGCATTCTTTAACTTTCCTTTCTTTATAGCAGCCGCCGACATAGTCTATTGTGATTTTCTAAGGCGACTTAAGATCACTTAGTCAGTAACTTGTACTTGATTTGTATCGGTGAACGCATATTGGATCGCAGATTGTTGTTCTTGCGTCAATGTTGCTTCACCTTCGACCGGCAATTGGTCAACGTTCATCGTTGTCTTGATTTCGCCCAGCTTACCAATTTCAGAAGGCACTTCCCAAGATTGCAAATAGCCTCGAGCATACATCGCGCCATACTTATTGTCCGCACGCTTGTCAGCTAAGTTGATATCCCATACTTCCAACATTTTTGATTTAAGCACGGCATCACGTAACATTTCGTTCACTTCGTCTAAGCTAGAAATAGCTTCGATTTCTAATGTGGCTGATGCTGTTGCTGGTGAGTTGATATTCCCATCTTTAGTCTCGGTCGAGTCCGACTTTGCTTCATATTTCCAAGTATGCTTTGTTTGAAGGGCTAACTTTGCGCCCCCTTTTTTAGTCCGTTCTTCAAATAATCGAAAAACTAACACACGATCCTTACCGTAAACGGGCGTCACTGTGTCTGCTTTTACCATTTAAATCCATCCTTTCATCCTACGTAATCTAGTTCAATATCAATAACTTCATGCAATAGTGTTTGACCGGCGCTTTTATCCTGCATGATCGTCACTCCACTAGTGACATAGCCCACACTGTATTTGTTCGCTACTCGCAGTCGCTTCACTTCTTCTACAAGTGCAAGTCCAATATCAGTCACTTGTTTGCGATCGTCATTTTTGCCGTAAACATGGAGTGTGATCCTGCTCGTTCCTGTCAAACACCGTGATTTATTTTCTAAAGGGGTTTGAAATTGCTCCCCCAGATAGACAAAAGGATATGCAACATCGTCATTTGGTAGATAATCATATGTTGCATATCCCAATCGCTCTGATAACTTAAAGATCTCATCAAAGATCGCTTGTTCTGGTGTTTTATTTATCATTGAATGCTTTTCACCAGCCTTTCGATATCACTGATAAAGACTGGACGCACTTCATAAAATGCGGGGCGAATATGTGGTGTTCCTGGTTGAAATCTCGTCCCGTATTCTTGATACGGCGCATATTCAGCATCACTAGATACTATTGCGGCAAACATTGTGCTTTGAAGCGAGAAATTCAAATTGATATTTCGTTTCAAGAAACCCGTGTCGACTGGTGCACGTTGTTGCGCCCTAGTTTGCAAAGTAGCGCCGTTCTTTTTGACAACATCAACAACCTTGCTACTAACTGCCACATTTCGTCTTAAGTAGGCCTCAAATTGCGAATTACCACTAACAGTAACACTAATTCCTGCTCCCATCGCCATCCCTCCTTAAAACTAACAACTGGCTCTGTTTTACTAAGCTTTCTTTGACAAAGAAATATTTGTTTCCGTTTATCAAATAATACGAGCACTTTTTCAAATATGGTCGTTTCATATGCACGATCACATCAGTCGTCTTAAGATCACCAAAAAGCAATACTGATTTAGCAATGCTAGGCGATGTGACATTACAAGGCAAAGTGATGCTAGTCTCTTTCTCACTAACACGTTTTCCGAGCTCTGGATCATACCTTGCACGTTCTAAAGCAACGAACGTGATCTTATCTTTATACTGCATCAGTAAAAATGAAACCTCCTCTTATTAGCGTCATTTTTAGCTAGCCAATCTTGAATGTCATCCAAAAAAGGCGCTAGATCATCAGTTTCGTAAGTAGCACTTACATCTGACTCGCTGGCGCTCTTTTTACCTTCATCATTTACTCGATTAAATCTTGAGATAGACGCTTCAACAACGATATAATTTAGTTCTTTTGGGATCTCGAACAGCTCACCGCCGAGCTTCGCTAATAAGCGATCTGTGATAACTGCAATGATGCTTTGTAGCAATTCATCTTCGCTATCGTCATGAAAGCCCAAAATCTGTTTTACATTCTTTAAAACGTCCATTTCAATTAACCTTTATCAGTGCTTTCGCCGATAGTTGCGACAACGACCTTCGTATCATCGTACAAGTATGCCGTGTAGTGTTGATCAGCCGTCATGATCGTGATCTTCTTAGTGATATCACGATCTGTTTCGACTAAGATATCTCGTTTACGAACTAATTTGACAGCAGGCGATGTTACATCTGATTTAACAAATAAAGCTTCTGTGTCACCTAATTTCTTAGAACGTACAACTTGTGCGCCTAGTACGTCAAAATACGTGCCTCGGATCATCGCATTTGCGATCGTGTCAGATCCAGCATGATTTTTTAGTGCATCCATGCGGATCTTTGCAGCATTTGCTGGTGAAACAACTGCTACAACAGTACCTTCCGTTTCATCGTTAAAAACATCTAACGCTTTTTGAATACCTTCCACAGTAGGTTCAATAGTTACTTTTTGAGTACCTTTCTTGATTGCTTCTAAGATATCATCATCTACTTTGTTGGCAATTGCTAATCCTAATTGTCGTGTAGACTCTTTTAACGGTTCACCATTTGCCGATAGCAATGCTTCATCAGTGATCTGTGTACCTTTAGCAGCCTTTTTGATTTTAGCTGATGCACTCTTTGTGCCAAGTTTATCCAATGGAATTGCTTGACCTTCACCAACATCTTTAGCATCACCGATATACGTAAATTTAGGATAGGTGATCGTATCGCCAGGCTTTCCTTTTAAATTGTCATCTACTTGCGCTAAAGGTGTAAATCGCAAAGCCTTTTTCAATGAATAAGATACCATTGGTGCAAGCACCTCTGGATTGATCATATCTTGCATTTGAGTCAATGTATCTGCCATTTTATCTTCCTCCTAGTAATTGTTTAAATCGTTCTGGATCTTCGTTGTGAAGCTGTGTGAGTTCTTTCATGCTTAACTGTTCAATATTTGAATAGTTCTTGGTTTCCTTCGAACTTTCAACGCTTTTCGGCGTCTTGCCAGCAAGCAACTCATTTGCTACTTGCTCTCGAATTCGATTAGCAAAAGCTGTTAACTTCTCAACGTTAGTCTTAGTAGTCTCAGCATCGTTTGAAACTACTAAGGCTAATTCATCATCAGTTGCAGTAACGCCACTCTCAGCGAACATTTTGCGAGCCACAGTCTGCATTTTCATTTGAGCTAACTCATTTTCTGCTTCCTGTGCTCGTTTATTAGCTTGTTCTAACTCATAAGTGCGCTTTTGTTCTGCATTCATCTTCGCTAACTTTGTAGCTTCCTTCACAGCTTCAGATTTAGCTTCACTGATCTTTTTTTCTTGTTCACGATCAGCACGTTCCATGCGCTTTCGCACGATCTCGTTCACTTCGTCTTGTGTGAACAACTTGTCTTCCTTGCTTTCTTCTTGCTCCGTTTCTTCAACTTGTGCACTAGTTTCAGTCTCGGTAGCTTCTTCAGCAAAATATTGCAAATCAAGTTTCATATCTTACACCTCATTTTGAGTCTGGTGGACTATTTACTCACGATCGTTCTTTAACGCCTGCGACCCCGGAAAAAAGGCAATTTTTGGGTAAAAAAATAGCACCCAGCAGTTTTGCTGAATGCTATTTATTATCATTATGGACCTATACAATACATCCCTTGGGAATATTCAACTTGTACTTCTTATTCTCGAGTAATGCCTTGATTAGAATCTCTCTTAATTCACTATCAGTTACGCACATCTGAGCTAGCGGTAATCTTTCGCCAAAATGGTCGTTATAGACATCTAACAGATCCCATGTCTTCTTTCTTTCTAGTAAAATTTTTTTAAACATTTTCATTTCAATACCTCTTTAATGATTTTTTCAATAATCATTGTGCTTTCTGGAGCGATTACTTTTTGAAATTCGTACGCTTCTATATTATTAATTGCACTGGCAACTGTCTCAGCAAAAAATTCACTAGCAAGTTTTCCTTTTGCATCAAAATACCCAAAATCATGTCCGTACTTCAGTCCGACCTCTGCTAATCCATCATAGATATCTGCTATATTACCAGTTCTAACTAAATTTTCTTCCGAAAAAAGCCCATTGTCAAGTGATATCTTAAAAGTTACACTTCCTCTACGGGTATTTTTCAAATCTGGATAATGTATCGAAAGATATTTCTCAACGCCTTCTACCACTTCCTTGCGCAATGTATCTTCCAACTTGAATTCATCTTTCGCTGAAATATTTTTCAAACTGTTATCAATGGCATGCGCAACCTCATGATAAACCAAATCATATTCTTTTTGCGTAATTAACTTTGCGAAAACCGCATCTTTCAAATATATTTTTTTATCTATAGGATCATAATAATTTTCCGTTCTATCTTTAGAAATATCGGCAATTTCAACTTTATCTCTATGCATCGCAAAAAGTTTTTGATATTGTTTCGGTGCTTTCGATAATCTATAAGCATATTCTTTAGCACGTTGCTCACCTAAAGCCTTTAAATTTTTATCTGACACAAACTTTTTAACAATATCATTGATGTTGTCTGGATAATCATGAAATATTTCTTTAGGTCCTTCTTTTTTCTTTTTACCGAACCATTTTTCAAATAAACCTGGCGCGAGTTTTTCCTTGTCTACCCAATGAGCAGACTTGCTACATCTGCATCTAGGGTGTTTAGGTATCATTGGCGCATCATCAACAGGATAAACGCCAATCCCGAAATCAGTTCTTCGTTCTGCTATCTCTAAGCAATATTTGCAAGCAGTCGGCTCAGCGATCCATTTACAAAACTTAAAGCCGGCTGCTTTCAATGATCTCATCGTTGCAGCGTCTTGTACACGGGCCGTCTCAGTGATCACTAAGTTTTCAATAACTGTCGTAGCGTTTTTGATTTCTTTTGCTACATTCGCTCTCAAGTTAGCTATTAGTTGCGTTGGATTAGTCCCTTGGATCATAGCACGGCTGATAACGTTGTCTAATTTTGCTTTTAAGACACTTTGATTGACCCACAGTCTATCAGACCAAACAGCACCCTGAAAACTAGCAGACGCAACTACACGAGCATTTTTAGCTATCTGCACGTTATTGTGTTTTGATAGAATACCTGATTGACGTTTCACTTCATCAATGTATGACGATTCCAAATAATCGCTCATCGCCCTCTGTTCTTGATTAGTAACTTTTGTCAGCTCTAAACCGACTTGAGCTTTTAGATACTCTAAGCGATTGATCTTCATCGTTGCGTTATACAACTTCAAGCGCTCATTCGCTTCTTTACTGAAATCTTTGTTCTCGACTAGTTTTTTAGCAGTCTTTTCAAACGCCTGCAAGTCGTTAGCTTTTATCTTTTTGATGGCATCGCTCATTGTTAATCCTGTGTCAGTCGCATACTTGCTGTAAAAAGAATTGATCTGTGTCTGAATATCATTAGCTAATTGAGCATAGCGAGCTACCATCTGTTTAAGATATTCTTGATCTTTTTTAGTACGCTTAGCGATCCATTCCTGTTCGCGTCGTTCCCAGTAATCATTCTTGTTTTTCATTGTGATCTACACCTTCAAACTGATAACTCGCAGGGTTGTTTTTGACTGCGTTATCCAACGCTTCACTCTCTTCTTGACGCATAAGTTCCATTTCTTCTTGTGGATCATCGACCAAGCTTGGCAATGCTTTTAGCTGTGTTTGCTTAGATACGATACCTTCTAAGTTTTTAGCCACGTTCGCTTCGAGCTCGATATTCTTCGGTAAGTTTCGTGTGAAGGTGATCTTCAACTCATTCACAGGATCATCAATAGAACCTGTTACCATATCCTTGAGCTGACCTTTCAAACTCTTTTTCAATTTCAAGAACTCAAACACAACACGATACATTTTTCTCAATGAGATAACGAATTTTCGTTCTTTGACTGCAGCTAGCGATCGCATTGCTTGCATTTTAAGCTCAATAGAATAGCCAGATTGGTTGTTTCCAGTCGCATTAATGTCATCTAAATTAGTGACCATCGTCGTTTGAAATAAGTTTCTGACAAGTCTATTCAACAAGTTTTCTTGTGTGCAATCGCCATTAGGACGTTCTAAAAACTTTGCATCACTATCACCCGCAGCAATTGCGATCACTCGATTATCAGACATATTTTTGATGACTTCTTCATCAAGATCTCCACCTTTGAAGAATAAATAAGCGTCTGCAATAGCATCAGTGTCATTTGCTTTTTGACTAATCGCTTTGTTGATCGCATTCATCACAGAGATAGTTGAATTGTCATACAATGGTAACCGTTCATCGTTTTCCATGAATTCAATTGCTGGAACTTTACCAAGTGGATTAGCTTCACTTTCGCCTAATTCAAAATCATTATTGAAAGGGATGGATTCATTATCTGAGTGAACTTCACCAACAAACTCATCATCTTTATTTTTTGTATAACGCACAAAATACATCGGTTTATGACTTACAGAGTCATCGTAGATAATAAACGAATTCGTAGGCGCTGAAATAGTAGCTCTCAGCTGAGCACCTTCATCACGATACAGAAACATATAAGCCCTGCCATAGATAGAACAGAGCTTAGCTAGATCACTTATTTTATCTGGAACTGAACTTAGGTTGTTGAAGCTTTGAAGCTCGTCATTTTGCTTCTCGTCTTTCAATCCGATCTGTGGCGCTACGCCAGCAAAAAAACCGTTAAACACATTTACCAGGTACTTAGCAAAATTAATTGCAATTCGATTATCTGGTTTGTTTAACGGTTTCTTAGGTTCTTTTTCGATGTCATATCTACCCTTATACATCTCCATGTTACGACGATAAGTCGAGCTTATTCTTTCGTTTTCTTTAACGAAAGCTTCCAAGTCGACCGGTGTCAACTGTTCATCTTGCGGAAATAAAAATACGTCATTTTCTCCTACCATCCCTTTGCCATCCAAAGTCATCTTATCGCCTCCTAAATTTGAATGTTGAACGTTTTGATCTTCGGTGTTGCTTGACCGTTGATCTCTTCAACTGCATATCTGATCGCATCGATGCAGTGATTGTAGCTATCAACTGGTTTGTTGATATATTCATTGGTTTTCCTATCTTTTTGATAGGTGTAGTTTTCTAATTCTTCGATCATCTTTACACAACGATCGTCAATGACTAACTGATACTGTTGCAAGAAACTGATCCCTTGAATAACAGAGTCTGGGCCTTTTTTTGCTGGTCTAACCCTTGCTATTCCATCGCGTTTTAATTCTGCGATCGATTTTTGTTCAGCAGCATCAGCAGTAATCACTTCTTTTGAATAGCCCATGTCAGTGATCACCTTAGATATTTCATTATTGAGCATTCCTTTTTTCGTATACTCTTCAAGGGCGTATAGAATCTTATTCTTCTGATCAACTTTTACGTGAACGAATGCACTCGGATCATTAACAAAACCGAAGTCTAAGCCAAAATAACTTGGTAACGAGCTTAGATCCTGCATGTGCAGTCTACGTTTTTCAAACACAGGAAAGACTAATTTATCAAGCGTTGCAAACTCTCCAAGCGTATAGATCTTGTAATAAGCTGGATTAGTCCTCTTTAAATTCTCGATAGTAGCAATATTATCTGCATCTAAAAAACGGTTGTCCTTGTAAGTTGAGTGATGGATAACAACTCGATCGTGATCAACTTCTACGTTTGGATCAAACCATTGCTTATAGGTCCAGTTGACCTTGCTGACAGGATTAAACATTGCAAATAGTTGGCGTTGCGGGTGCTTAGGTTCACGTAGACGCAAGGTCAACTGCGTAAAGTCATCTAATGTAAATTCGCTTGCTTCTTCCATCACAACATCTGAAATATTCTTGATAGACTTGATTTTTTCAGGATCGTCCATCCCTTTAAATAAAAAGATCGCGCCATTAGGTAACTTAATAGTGCGATCCGAATTATTTATTTTGCAAAACTGCAGTATATTCCAGTTGCTCAGACAGTCTTGAACGTCAGCGAATATAGAGTCTTTGATTGTTCTGTCGACTTTACGCAACCACAAAACTTTGCGTGGATATTTCCAATTCGACAGCGATTTAAGAACGACTTTCTGTACGACGCCGTGAGATTTTCCACTTGACGCACCGCCATACCAAACTTCGATAAATCTTGAATAATCTTTCAAGCTATCATAGATCTGCTTATTGAAGACTTTGCTGGGTTGCGGGAAATTTAAACTAATCGCCATCCCACTCACCTACTCCGACATTAATTGTCATATCGCCAGAAACTTCTTTCTTATCGGTCCACGCTCCATATCGTTTGCCAATCAGTTCCATTGCACGAATACGATCGCCAGTTTTCACACCGATCTCGACAACATCGCCCGAATTTGTAACTTGTTCTTCAACAGTTTCGCCACGAGCGATCGCTGTTAATCTCTGTATGACTTCTTTCATGTCCATTGTTTTTTCGTCTTCTATTTGCTTTAGACGTTCATCAATGTAAGTCTTGATTGTAGTATTTTGTAGTAATTTACTTGCGTTAGTATTTGCGTATTTTTCCGAGTAACCCGCTTTAATTGCAGACTGAGTAGCATTTCCAGTGATAATATACTCGTCAGCAAAATTCTTCTGTTTTGGTGTTAGTTTTCTCACTTCATATCACCCACCTCCAAAAGTAGTTATAATGTGTAGTTCTGTTTATAAATTATTTCCTGCGCTTCTTGCTAGTCTTCGCATGTTTCTTAGCTTTCTCACGCTCTAAATCATTGTTGATTTTACCGATGATATAAGCTTCAAAATTACAACTGACTAAGCCAGCGCTTCTAGTGTTTTTCATTTGATACCTCGACAAAATAAAAAGAGCCAGCTATTAACTGACTCTAGAATATTATTAAAATAAGCGGCTTAAGTTGGAATTGCACCAACGCATCGTGAAAGAAAATTAGGGGAGACGATGCTCACTAGATAAGCCATTTTGTCACGCTCTCGGATGTGACAAGGACTTAACGCGCCCCCACGCGATAGATCATGCTACCGACACTAGCAAACTTATTTAACGACGCTTTGCAAACGTCATGCTTTAAGCGTTCAGATTTATTTAATTGAATTAACTCATCCCTTCAATAGGACAATATCATAATACATTATTTCATGTATGGTTTGTGTATGGTCTTTGTCTGGTTTATGTCTGATTTTTATTTGTAGCTGTGCAGATCTTTCCACCAACTGCAGCATGTTTCAAACGCATCAGCAAATTCATTCTCTGCCTTTCGCTTCTTAGCTTGATACTGCGCTCTCTCGCAACCAACGAGATCACACATGTCCCACACGCTTTTGTTATCCGCATACACACCTATCAAGATCTGTTTGCTTTCGTAACTAAGTACATTGATCGCTTTACTGACACACACTAATGTCTCTTGTGCGTATAATCTTTTGACTAACTTCTCTTCGCCTTTATTACCAAAAGCAGGCGATTTAGGATCATCTGAAATGACTGGCGATTTAATAAAGCTATCGTGCACACCAGCCATGCGAAGTAATTTTTTATAATCATTTTTAAAGAAGTCACGCACTTGCGCAGCTGTTTTGATCGTATCGACTTCCATTCCAGAGAATTGTAGCTGGAATTCTCTCGCAGTTTTGAAATCAATATCCATTTGATCGCTCTCCTCTGTGGTATAATAAATTGTCATTGATATTATTGGAGAGCGCTGTGATCACGATCATTGCGCTTTTTTCTTTTTACGTGTGATCTTGTAGCGTCTGTGTAATAACTTTCCAGATCGTCTAACGTTGACAACTGACGATGTTTTCAAATCTAACTTTTCGGCTAGTTCAGCTGATGTATCAGCTTCATACAATTTACCATCGATCACATCTTCTACTATCCAAAAGTACTTGCGCACACCTTGATAGACCCGTTTCTTCAATCCGACTTCACGCAAATAAATCTCCCATGCAATTTTTGTCAGTGAATCGTCTGAATGTTTTTTAAGGTACTCTGTGATCATGTTTTTGTTTTTAGCTATTTCTGGATCACCTTCTGTTACTTTGAGCAACTGTGTTATAGCTTCACCAAATTTCATAGTTCTGCTCATTTGTGTCCACCTACCACCTTTCTTTGCAACTCATTAAGTAACTCTTGCCGTCCCTCGTTCCAGCCTTTTAAATATTGCTTTTCTAGCTGGGATGACAACATTGCACTAAATTCATCTATTGCCTTTTGTCTGCTTTCTCTATGCCTGCCATAAGTCAAATCTTTTTTGATTGGCATCATCAACTTACTTGCCATGTACTCGAATTTGTCCATATTCTCTTGTCTCCTTGTGTTTTATTTATTGCCTGAGCAAATGCCCCGTGAACGGGCTCGAACCGTTCTGACGTCCTTCGCGGGGCTGTAAATCGTTTTACGTGATCACTAAACTGCGCTACATATTGTGAGTATCTAAACGCATTAGCTGATTCACTGCGAGCTGTTGAGCAATGAGTTAGTCTTATTTTTATTTGCCATCCGATCCACTCGCAAGATCTTCTAGCAATGATCGACGGCACTTGTTCAGCCACCGCCGACCTGTTGTAAAACCCTAGCACGAAGCTGTTGCAATTAAGTTTTAAAGAAAGTTTTTACTGTAAATAAAGGAGGTAATTAGTATGTTTCGTTCACTTCGTACTTCCCGCCCACCACGTTTTACAATTCTCTTACTGTGATCTCAATTCTCGGTCTATCTGAGTAATACTTGTGAGCACGCAGGTCAACTATGCGTGCATCATCTGTCCATAGAATGCCATTTAAGGCGTCTAACGCTGATTTGATATAATTATCCAAGTCAGGCTTTATCGTTGGTCTGTGCTCACCAGATAAGCGCCTAGCACGCTCTTTCTTCGATAGTGATTTTTGTACTGGACGATAGAAAGAAATTTCAACTTCGAGAGCTCCATCAGCTCTATCACCGTGATAGAGTTCTTTTGCTAGATGATAGAGCTCTTTCTTGAACTTTGACACTTTTGGTGGATCATACATTCTGATTGTTCTACCAAAACGTGTAGCTCTTGGACGTGCCTGCTCGATTGGTTCAATCTCAAATATCACTGTTATATGCCACCGCCCAGCCAATGAAGACTCCAACCGCTAATGTAGCTCCTGCAATGATGATTGTTAATGCTGTCATTTGTCGTCCTCCTTCAAAATCATTGCTTGAAATATTAATCCCAGCCACTCAACGCAAGCATTCAGCAACACAAGGATTGCTACTGTCAAGCAAAAAAATGCAAATTTCCAATCACTTGTGGTTAAAAAGATCGTTGCAGCCACTACCATAAATGTCAAAGCGAACTTTTCTGCCAAAGATAGTGGTTCTGACTTTGCTTTATTTTTTAATTCTTCCATTTTGCTAGTCCTCCTCATACATAACTAATGCAACCATCTCGACAGGCTCCGTTGGATTAAATGCAGTTTTCGCTTGATACTTGATATCGACAACTTTTTTATCTTTGATAAACTCATTAATCAAATCTTCGAGTGGATAAACTGTGTGATCACCAAAACCCGCTTTAAAGTCAAATCCTCTGAAAAACTTAACTTTCATTCAATCACTCTTCCTTTTTCGCAAATGCGATCGCACTCATCAGCAATATGAACGCAATCAGCATCGTCCATTTCCAAATTTCAGCGATCATTGTCATCACCTTTGTAGCTATCACCAACGACAACATCGATCGCTGACATCTTCGCATCGATGAAGCCGTTCAAATACGATACATCGACAGCTTTGAACTCGTCATCTGTGTCAGACATGATCGCATCGTTGACATCTTTGATCTCTGCAAGCGATCGATATAATAGCTTGCAGTGTTTTTGTGCTTCTTCTTTTTCAGCTTTTAATCGTCTGATTGCTTCTCTGTATGCTTCTTCGTGCATTTAAATACTCCCTTCTGAAACTTTTTCAGTAGTGATGACTACTCTCATCACGTCATATGCTAGATCAGGTTCAAACTGCTCGATATACTCTTTTGCAGACTGCACCGATCTGAATTCAGCAGCATCTTTGATGTCACTGCAAAAAGCAAATGCAGCATCTGCGTATCTTGGCAATCTCAGATATCCTAGATCGTTTTTTGCGTCATCATCAGACCACAGCTTCACAACGTAGTAGTCTTGTTCGATCTCCGTGTTTTCAACTGGCTTCAAGCGAACTCTAAAGCCTGTATCAACTTCGGACGCATTATCTGTAATCAGCGCCACAGTTTGCGGGTACTCTTCGTCTGTTTCAACGATCACCCGCGCCCACTTCATTATTGGTTTGTTGATGTTCTTTGTTTCTTTTTCTAGCTCAAATAATTCTTCAGTCATTTTCCTTACTCTCCTGTCCAATACTTTGGTGGATCATCAAGATCCCAGCGCTCAATCATTGCCTTAGCGAATACATTCTCGTATTCAACGATCCAACTTGCTGCAGTCTCAGATGAAACATAGTCAGACTTGCCACTTTTCACTAGCTTCTTGCATTCACTAAACGCACGATCTGGACTCAAGCCACAACATCGCAAGTAGCTCATCTGAATTTTTACGTCTTCTGGCATCGGTGCTGTTGGTCGTTTAATCGGCTTGAACTCTTTGATCAATGTGGTCCACCTTCTTCATGTCTGATGGAAATGCCAATTCTGGAAATAAGCCATTGACCGTGATTACTTTGTACGGTGCGCCTAACACACTTGCACTCGCTTCTTGTCCATTTTTTAAATACGGCATTTCGTTGTGTTGTCTGTTGTAGAAGTAGCATTTGTCATCGATTTTGTAAACAACAGCTGTCCTACTCGCCCAAATTGCTTTTACCTTCAAATTCTATACCTCTCTTACATCTTCCATATTAGTAAAGAAAATCATGTGATCCTTGTTTTTTGTCATCAAACGGCTTATCGTTTTTGCGTTATACATCTGTTTCAGTTGATCATCGTTGTTATTTGTCGTGATGATCGTTGTCTTGTCACCGCTGATGCGACTGTTAGCCACTCGATATAAGTAGTCCTGCATGTCTTTTCGGACAGGCTTTAGCGCATTGATCGCACCACCTTCTGTTCCGAAGTCGTCAAGTAGCAGTACATCAACTTCTTTCAAAGCTTTTTCAATGTCGATAAGTCGCTCTCGTGTGTCATCTTGCGTATACTTGTTGTCTAGCAACGACACAAGCTCTGCAGTCGACACGACCATGATTGATTTATTAGCTTCATCACGTAGCTTAGTCATCATTGCGATCGCTAAACTCGTCTTACCCACACCAGAATTACCGTACAAAGTAACGTTAAAGTTATCTGTCATCAGCTCTTGCGTTAGCTTGTACGCTTGATTACCAACGGCCCTAGCTTTTTCAATATCAGCTTGTTTGTTGATATCCCAGTCATCAAATTTGAACTTGATTTCTTCATCGCCAGACCAAATCGAAAGCTTGTAGCATGCTCTGATCTTGCGTCGCTGAATTGACTTCCACGCAGAATCAATCGTGTTTCTGTCGATCTCTTCTTTTTTCTTTGCTAGAAGTTCGTCAGTCATATCTGACATGTCAGTTTTTTCTTGTAACTTTTGCATTAAACTTGGATTCACAGATCCAAATGCTGATACAAAGTCGCTCATGTTTATCACCACGCTTCGTTTGATTTATTTGTGTAGCTATTGTTATAGCCAATGCTATTACGCTGCTGTTTCTTTTCTTGTTGTTTCTTGAATTGCTTTTCTTCACCTTTGATCGCATTAAGCGATAACGTATTGGTATTCAGCCACCCATGTAAAATGCCTAGCGTGTATTTTCGTTTGTTATTAGCGTTGTAGCTGATAGTTTTGGATAAGGCTTCTTTAAAGATCGCTATGATTTCGTCATGCGCAACACCTTTCTCTCTCCAATCTTGATACTCGTACAAGAAATCTTCCTGAATAAGAGGCGCCATAAACCCTAGATTCATTTCCCAAAAATCAATAAAATCTCCGATCACTCCAACGCTATCTATCTGTCTATCTATCTTACTCAGTTCTTGGTTAGATAAGTCCTTGGTTAAGTCAGTACTTGGTAGTGTGTCGTTTTCCTGCATAGGCTTTTCCTGTGTAGGATTTTCCAACATAGGTTTTTCCGACAAAATCCAATCTGACGTAGTAACTTGACCTTTATCATTTCGATCTCGTGCTCTCTTCAAATATCCTTTTGCTTCAAGCTCTTTTAGTGCACTACGCAAACTATCTCTACCATCCTTAGCGTGTTTAGCAACTTCAACTTCATAGAATTGCCACTCATCTGACTTACTCCAGAGATACAGAAATACTCCTTTTGCTTTCCAGGAAAGCTCTGTGTCATCAATTACAGTATTATCAACGATCGTGAAATTCTTTTGTCGTAACTTTTTGATGCGTGCCATTTCTTGAACTTCCTTTCTAATTATCGGGCCTCTCACCCGCTCGGCAGTTTACGTTTACTGACGCTTCATTTTGTTAGATCTCGCTTTCGTCTGATCCTCCAACTTTTTTCCATTTGTTCAACTCTTCATCAATTTCCATGCTCTCCAAAAATTTATTTTGTTGATAGCTTACATAAGCTGCAATAACAGCTCTTAAGATTTCGAAATCATCCAAGCCATCTTGCTCATCTGAGTTAGTCAAATTTAAGTAGAACTCTTGAGCTAATTCGTACTCTTTAGTTGATAACATCCCTAAATCTTTATCACTCATAAATGCCAATTGACTTACAAAGTTGGCTAATTCTTCTCGTCTTAAATTTTCAATCATCTCTATCCCTCCAATTTTCCTTTGATCATCAAGTTATAGTGTTGATCCTCAATCTCTTTCAAGATTGATTTGAGCTGATCGTGAGTAAGCTTTGACTCAATCGCAGCTCCTAATACGAATTCGATCAGCACTTCTTTTGCTGTTGGTTTCATGTGATCACCTCTAGTAGACTGCAATCTCGCTTGCATGGACCGGTAACTCAATCTTTTTCGTTAATCTGCAGTATTCGCAGTGATTGCAACGTTTTGGTGCTTCTTCACCGCTCATAACTCTTTGAACGCGTTCCTGGTTCTCTTCGATCATTCGCATTGCATCTTGCATGTATAGAATGTCTTGATCGCCATTGAAGTCGATAGCTTCTTTGTCTGGTGGATCTTGCTTGCTGATCGCAAAGATGAACGGCTGACACTCTGTATTGAATGTCTGCTTGATCAGTTCGATATAGACTGCCATTTGCATATAGTAGCCACGATCAAGAATAAAGTTGTCGTACTTGTTGAACTCGCTAGACCAATGTTTTTTGTGGATGTCATCCACTGTCTTTAGATCACAGAAGTAAAGCTTGTCCAGGTTCAGACTGTCGATCTTGCCTTTCCATTTGTAGCCAAAGATATCTCCAGTCACGATCACTTCTTTTTTGCCAGGCTCATATAGAGCTTTAAATACCTGCTCATCTTTTAAAGCATTGATCATTTGATCAGCAATTTTGAAAGGTGCTTTGAGCTGTCCTTTCGTTGCACCACGAGTTGAGATCATCCCTTTGCTGTTAGCATCAACGAATTTTTGGTGCGACTCTTCGCTTTCAAAGTAGCTATGCACGTAGTTGCCTACTAAAAGCGGCACTGGTGATTGTTCTGGCTCCCATTCACCTTTCACCTTGGCAAGTGCAGCAGCTTCGCATTTCATAAAATCTTTGAATAGCGATACACTCATGTATTGCCAACTTGTGTCTTTGTCGTAATAATTTTCGTCTGTTAGTTTCATGTCTCTAATCCTCACTTACTGGCTCGTTCCAGTGATTTAACAACTCTGTTTGTTCTTCGTCTTGTGGCTCGTTCGCTACTGTTGCAATGATCTCATTCACATCGTCTGTCTTTTCTTTCTTCTCTTCTGTCACCGCTGTAGTATTTGTTTCTTCCTTAACTTCTACCGCTTCGACTTTTTTAGGTGTTGCTTTCTTTACCTTAGGTTTTTCCTTAGGTTCTTCTTTTGGTTGCTCTACGGGCTGTTCTAGCGCTTGTGTGAACAAATTTTCAGCTTGCTTATCTTTTGGTGTCACATCTCGACGTTCATTGCGATCGTCATCGTATTCGTTTTCTGTTGTTTGATTGATCGCACCGCTCAAAAGATCGCTATCATCTGACGTGTTGATAAACATCTTAGCTGCACGATTCAATACAGTACGTTTAGCCATTTCTTGGCTAAAGTTTTGTTGTACTGCGTTAGCTTTGTTACGTGATTGACGCCAACTTTGATCAATTTCTTTTTTTGTCATGATCGTAAATGAGACTGCACCATCAGTCTTTTTGATCATTGCAAATGCTCCGACAAGTGGCTTATCCTGATTCTCAAACTTAGGCTCGAAAGTCTTAACGATCGTTTCCATTTCAGCGTTTGCACCGATTTCGAATACATCGCCTTCGTGAATAACTTCTGCGCTGATCTTTTCGACGTCTTCAAGGCGTTTGAGTGCTGCCACTGTCCCAAAATAAGATCGTTGCATTTGTAGCTCGTTGCCGTACGCAATGAAATAGCATTGCGTTTTTGCAGGGCTAAGACCTTGCGTGATCATATTGAGCAATGCGTTAGCGATCGATGCTTGCGTGCACCGTTCAATATTTTTCACTTTGTCGAGTTCAAAGAATGCTGATTTCAGGGCGTTTTGATAGTTGTAATTTTTTGGCAAGGCTAGGCCTTCTTGTTCCATTACAGCTACTCGACGACCCACTTTTTCGGTCAATTCTTTTTGCATTTCTACTAATCCATTGTTCATATCGTTAATTCTCCTTTTCGATTGCTGAAAATTGTTCTAAATACTTCTTTGCGATCTCAAACGCTTCTTCGTCGTCATCTTCCATATGCGCTTTGTTGATCTTAAATAATGTAGTTGTAAGCTCATCACGTACATAGTCAACGACGTCATCTTTCGTTTGATGCAACAGCTCTGTGCCATCAACATCAGTGATCGTATACAACGGTTCGTTGCTGGTGCGATCGCAACTATTCGGATCGTTGTAGCTTTCGATTGCGTCGATTTTATCTGTTCTCATCGATTTAATCTTCTTTCTTCTTGTAAATATCATCAGCAATACTCTTAATAATGCCCACTTGTTCTTTGTCCAAACGATCCATGAAAGAAATCATCAAGCCTACAAAACTCACTGCATTAGCTTGCATGTTGCAAGCAAACATATCCGTTTTCCCTGAAGACATCAGTAACACATACTGATTTACATCTGCCTTACTAAGAATCTCTCCAAGCTGTTTAACTAACTTTTCTTGCTCGTTTTGTTTACGAGCTTTTTCTTCCCCCGTTAACTTCTCTTTAAATCCAAATCCACTTTCTAAAATTGCTCTCAATAATTGTTCGTTCATCTTTAATTTCTCCTTTAAATTTGTGCTATAATTTACCTGTAATTTATTTTTTCTAGGGTCGCACTGCCATGCGATCCTTTTTTTATGGCTCAAAAAAATGTTCCAACCACGGCTCATGTTTCCAGCCACTGTATGTGATAACCAGCAAACTTAAAGCTAGAACTACTAGTGTCACCGTCGGAGACCACGCACCGATTGCAACTCCCATGAGCAAAACCAATGCGATCGCTCCTTTGTTTTCCTCAAACTTCATCCCTATCACTTCCTTTCTGCTATAATTTAGTCATCTCCTGTGAAAGGAGGTGAAAATTGTGGAATTTGATTTTTATGACGTCAATGATGACATCGTAACTATTGCCAAAAGCATTCGTTATAGCCTTGGTGATATCTTTAACCGGTATTCTGAATACACTTTCGATGGCGACGATAAGCGTATTGAAGTAGATTTGAAATTGCTGAAATTCAAGTTACTGTTGTTAAAAGATATCTGTTCGACTTACAAACCTAGTATCAGATATGAACAAGCAAATGCTGTCCATAGTTTCATTCAGTGTTGTGAAACAACTATTAGGTTTGTTAAATTGCCAAGTACTGCTTATCATGTAGAACGCATGGAAGAACAACGTGATCGTTTTTTAGATGTTTGCGAATTATTACAAAAAACGTTCCGTTAATGCTTATTGGCATTTTTCATAGGAAGCTCTAAAGCTTCCTTTTTTGTTTGCCAAATTTCTTCACCGATTAATTTATGCAAACAATCATAAATACACTCTTCATACATCGTTCTTGAGTTATTTCTCTTCTTCGAAAGTTCCGTTTGAATTCCACGTAAGAAACTAACTTTATCAGCGTATGTCGTACCTTTAAATTCACGTCCGTCATATGCAAGCTTCTTCGCTTCTTTTAGAAAATCTTTGAATTTGACTTCTGCGTTTGTAAATTCTTGTGTCATCTTCGTCATCTCCATTTCGTTTTCAACAATTCGCAGCTCCCATCAACAACAATCAGCACTGCGATCAACACCAACAACTTAATCTGTATCACCACCTAAAATGATCTCTGATAGTTTTGCTTGATCTGTATCAAGCAAAATAAACCATCCTAGCTGTTTTCCATTGTTATAAATCTCATTAAGACCACACGCATCTTCTACTGTGATCCCACGAATTTTCCTTTTATATTCGCGGATACGTTCTGCTAATTCTTCTACTGTCATTGTTTAACCTCCAATATCAATTAATTGCACTTTCCCTAATGTGCGGATCTAGCGTCTTAATTCGGTATTGCTCTGATCGATATCTCAAGTATGCTTGCCAACGCTCTTCAATGATGTATGTCATCTTACGACCATCTTGAACGATCGCATCTCTAAACTCAGGATTAGCAACACAGTCACGCTTACGCTCTGCAAACGCTGATTTTTCTAGTCCGTAATCTTTCATGATCTCTTGTGGCGTTTTCCACCCATTCGCCATCATGTTGATCACCTCCTTAAATTTCTAAATTTACTTGAGCATTAATTTGCGAAATTTCTTGCTCGAGCGGGTACGAAGCATGCCAATTGTTGATAAAACTGATAGCTCGATCAAAATCCTCTTTCTTGAGATCTTCGTAGCGTGAGATCACGAACACATCTTTTAAATCGTGTTCAAGCTCTCTAAATACTTTGCGTGGTGCACCTTTAGTGTTGTAAAAATTACTGTTGCTCCCACCACAAATTTCAACTGCTTTGCGATTACGCGCTGCTTTTAACTTGTAACGTTGCGTTGAATCGATTTCTGATTTGTTCTTGATGAAGTCGATATCATCTTCGACTTTTGCCATACGATTGTTCAATCTGTTCGCCACTTGCATTGTCAGTGCTAGTTTTTCTTCTGGCGTTTGTGGCAATTGTTGTTTGTAACGTTTCTCAACTTCTAAGAAGTATCGCCGAGCCTGTTTTCCGCGTTCAGTACGTTGAATCATCGAGATTTCTTTTGCCATATCCAACGTCAAAGCATGATCTTGCTGTGGTCTACCTCCGATAGGTTTTTCACTTTTTTGTGATAAACCTATAAAATCAACGTTTTCATCAAATCCATATCCAACCATGCGCTCAAACCATTGTGTATATGGTGTATTAATGTCTAAGAAGTCATGCAATTCACGACCGCTAACAACTACATTACCTTGTTCATCTTTTTCTACTGGGATTAAATAATTCATGATTTATCCTCCTCTGCTAAAATAAGTAAATATTGTGGTGTTACCCCTAAATAAGCAGCTACTTGTGTAAGCTTTACTGCGCTAGGCGAACTTTTATTCCACTTACTGATACTTCCATTTGAAAAATTCAAATCTTTCTCAATACGATAAACACTTGTATTGTTTTGTTTTGCAACTTTTTTTATTGCTGTATAAATGCTCATCATAATCTCCTTTCGAAAATTTTTGTCGAAAAAAAGCATTTCTCTATTGCAAAATCACAGAAAATATTCTATTATTAATGCATAGGAAATAGCCATAAACCCTAATTCTATCAGGCTTATTTCTTTAGTAAGATTTATGATTTTTTTCGGTACTCTCTTAAGCACATTTATAATATAACACCGAAAATATTCAGAGTCAAGACAAAAACACAAAAAATTTTCGGAGGGTCATATGAATATTCTTTATTTAAAAATAAAAGAGTTAGCTGATAAAAAAGGCGTTAGTTTAGCGCAGATAGAGAGAGATTTAAATTTTTCAAACGGAATTATTTCAAGTTGGAAGAATGGTCGAGCTAGTCAAGATAAACTTGCTGCCATTGCTGATTACTTTGGTGTATCTACTGATTATTTACTAGGTAGAAAAGAAAATGAAAGTTCCACCGAAAATCAGGAAAACAAAGACTTGAAAAAATTTCTCGAAGATAATCTGGATAACGGGATGACATTCGGTGATGGTAAAGTTACTGAAGAAGATCGAGAAAAACTTGAAATAGCGTTGACACAAATTTTCTATAGATACCACGATGAATTTAAGAAAAGAAAAGAAGAAAAAGGTGGATTTAAATTTTAACGGGGTGTTGTTATGTTGAAATACGGGAAAATTTTAAAAAGGATTTATGATGAAACAAATACATATGATCCATTTGAAATAGCAAGGCATTTTGATACGCCTGTCGAGTATACAGATATAACTGATCCACCGGCAAAAACAGTTTACCTAGAAGACCAGCCTATAATACTGCTTTCAAATAAATTACGAGAAAGCAATGCTAGATACTATATTTGTGGACATGAACTGGGTCATATTTTCAAGCATACTGGTATCGCCTGTTCATATGATAGTAATCTTCATTTCCGGACGGGTATGGAACGTGAAGCTGATCAGTTTAGTTTCGAGCTTTGCAACGCTTTTTACAATGAAGAAAATGGTTACTACCCTAACGAGATCAAACAGCTAAATTACTCGTATGGTGTGCCAGAAAATTTCCATTTAAGCGAGATGCTGGTGTGAAATTTGTCCAAAAAAACTGATGACGTTAAAAGCTGAATACGCAAAAAAGGAGGGATGTTCATTGAATAAAAAGAAAATTGCTATCATTTCATTATCAAGTATTGTAGCACTATTGATTTTAGTTGCTGTCGGATACAAAACATATGATTGGTATATCTGGCGAGCACCTAGCTATAACTCTACTAAGAAAGAAGTTCTTCTTTCTTCTAAGGTAGATAAGCTATCAGATCAGCAAGAAGGAGCTTTTTGGGATTATGCTCGTGGTGCTATTGAAAGTGATCTTAATATTAGCACAGACAACCTGGAAGATGACACTTTGTACGTCGAGAAAACTGATAAAAAACATGTTTATCACGTTGAATACGTATGTAAAGGCGAGATATTTGGCACTACGTTCAAATATAGAACAAAAGTAGATATAACTCCACAATCATCGCTGAAAGAAAGTAAGTTTAAGTACAATAACTTCCAATCAGATCTAACTAGCTTAAGTTCAGGTGACGATGATTACTAATTTTTAACCTGCCCTCGTGGCGGGTTTTAAAATGACTAAAAAAGAACATATATTCGCAAAAAAGGAGAGATATTATTATGTGGATTGAAAACAGAGAGGTACTAGTCAATGGAAAACTGGAAAAGCGGTACTGCTTTGTCGAACGTTACAAATCAACCTTAACTGGGAAATATCGCAAGGTCTCAGTGACTTATGGAAAGAAAACACCTCAAGTAGTAAAAGCAGCTACACAAGAATTAGAACGTAAGATCAATAAAGCGTTAGCAGAAGAAAGTGAGTTTGTTCAAACTGCAACGCTCTCACAAGTGTCAACCGTATTTTTGGAGCAATATCAGAAACGAGTCCAACCTAGTACTTACAAAAACGGTGCATTGTTTATCAGAAAATTTATCGATGATTTTGGTCATGATACTATCATAAGTAATATTTCACAACGAAGTCTAAATCGATACTTCAACGATCTGCTATATAACAACGAACGCGATCTAACAAATGGAACTGTCAGAGCTATAAAAAATAAAGTATCTATCTTGTTTGATTTTGCTGTGACATATGGATATTTAAAAGATAATGCTATTAAAAAAGTAAAGATCGAATGGAAAAATGAAAATGCTCGCAAAAGAAACCAAATAGAAAATAAGTATCTGACACAAGACGAGTATAGAAAAATAATTGATGATTGTTTGATAAATGGTGCAGATCACTATGCTGATGTCTTCAAGCTACAATACTTGACTGGAATGCGCTTTGGCGAGGCATCCGGCTTACGTGTTCAAGATGTGATTAAAGAAAACGGTAAAACTTATCTTGATATCAACCACTCACTTGTTTTCCTAAGCTCGCCTTCACGATATTATTTGTCAGACTCTACCAAAACTTTTGCAGGAATGCGCAAGATAATCTTATCCCCTGAAGCTACAGAGATCGTCGAAAAACATATGTGTAACAAAGACTTAGATGCGTTGCTGTTTGCTTATAATCCATCAGCACCACATTTTGCTGATCAAAAGCCACTCAATATCAACAACGCAAATACTATGCTAAAGCGTATAATCGAACGCCAGAACATAGATAAAGATGTCACTACACACTATTTCAGACATACACATGTTTCGGTACTTGCCGATATGGATGTACCTCTGCGTGTGATCAAGGACCGCATTGGACATGCTGACACAAACATCACAGAAAAGATTTATATGCACGTGACTAAAAAAGCACGTCAAGATTTTGAAGATAAGATAGCTCAAATTGATAATTTTCTGTAA